ATTGCGGAGCCTACACTAATACCAGAGGAGGCTACTGATGGCAATCGTGATAGTGGCGACCCCAAACGCCGCCGACGCAAACTCGTACATAACGCTGGCGAATGCCCAGTTGATAGTTGACTCGTTGGTGCTTGATGCAGATATCACCGCATGGGGCTCTGCTACTACAGACGCCAAAAATCGTGCACTTTACACCGCGACACAACGATTAGATCGTGAGCGGTTCCTAGGTGCTAGGGCAACTGATACGCAAGCACTGCAATGGCCGCGTACTGGTGTGCGTAAACCTGACACGTACATCAACACCTATGCCGTGGGATTCCCGTTTCGCATTACCACTGATTATTTTGATGACAACGAAATCCCGCAGCAGGTGCAATATGCACAGGTGTTGCTTGCGGCGTACCTAAACAACAACACCGATGGCATTGGACTTAGCGGGCTAGAAGATTTTAAGAATGTAAAAATCGGTAGTCTTGACGTAACGCCAAATTTCAGCGGTGCAGTCGGCGCCGACAAAATTCCTCCCATGGTGGAACGTTACCTAACAGGGCTTAGAATAAGCGGACCAGGCAACTTCTCCATCAAACGATCATGAGCGAATACCCAGGCGCTGAGTTTATTGATGATACTGCTGCTCATACCGGCAGGTTTGGCGAGATTGTGGCATTAGAAGATTCAGTAATTGCAAGCGTTACGGCGCTGGATTACACCGGTAATGCACTTACTGCAATTCCAATCAAGGCATCCTGCGAGATGTGTGGCGTGTTCACCTCTATCACGCTCACCAGCGGCACCGTTATCGCGTACAAGATATGAGCTTCAAAGGCCACCAGGGCGGTGACGTTGACTACACGCTCGGCGGTGAGGTTATTACTGATACTGCTGCTCATACTGGTAGATTTAACCATATTGATTTTTTTGAAAACACTCACGTTGATACAATTATTAGCACTAACATGACTGGCAATACGTTAAACGGTGAGTCGTTCCCGGCTGGCTATGAATTACGTGGTGTATTCACAAGCATTAAACTTAATAACGGCGCTTGCATTGCGTATAAGATATGAGCCTCTCCAGCCCGTTACGTAAGGTCGCTAGCAAGCTGATGGCTAAGTTTGGCGGTGCAACGACACTGCGCCGTATCACGATGGGTGCCTACGATCCAGCCACTGGCACCGCAGCCGAAACCGCTGCTGATACGGCTATACGTGGTGTACTCGAGGACGTTAATTTGTGGAGCAAGAATATTGCCTATCCCTTTGGCTAGCATTTCTATGCCGTCCATTAATGTGCTAAATTTGCCACTTAATGTATCGCTTTGTGCAATAGCACCATTGGCATATTTACCGCCAACATTAGTTAGTCTTATTATTGCAACTTCAACAGCTTCTGAACTAATGCGACCTTTGGCTAATGCTTCTTGTAATTTTTGCCCTGATAACCCATACATCTTTTGCAGTTCGCCCTGCAAAGCAATGCCGCGTTCTTGGAACTGCAATAGCTCCTCTCCTTGCAGTCGGCCTTTAGCTTGTACTTGGCCGTAAGCTGTAACCAACCCTTGCAGCTCAGCGCCTGTAGCGCCAGAAACATCAGCTAATCGCCTTGTAGTCTCAACTACCTTGTCGCCTTCAACGCCAAATGCTTGCAAGCGTTTAGCTGCATCAATTAATTCGCTAGATGTAAATGGCGTAACAGCGCCAAGTTGCTGCAATTCTTGAATAATTTGTTTTGCTTTTGCTGCGCTGCCTGTAAGAACTTCTAAGCTGCGTGTTTGGCTTTCAAGTTCAGCAGTTTTGGCAAATACAAATTTAACGGCTTGCATCGCACCAAGTGCAATAGCTAATTTGCCAACCGTTTTAAGTAAGCCAGATACGGCGCTATCGGTTGCTCGTGCGCCTTGCTGCACTGCGCGTAGCTGTTGCGTTGCGCCACTGCTGTCAACATTAATGGCAACATTAGCAACAACCGACATAGCTCCCCTAGCGCTTACGCTTCATTCTACGCTCTTGTTCTTCGTTTTGCAGCTCAAAATATGCCGACCAGATCAGCAATTCTTCTAATGTAACCTCATGTTGCAGCTTAACTAATGAGTAGCCTAACTCTTTAGCAATACCAAGCTGCAACAATAAAAGGTTATCTTTTTTTAGCTCAGCCTTCAGTGCTTTTCATATCAGTTTCTTCTTCCTCTGGGTTAGTGATTACTGCCAGCATTAATGATTGCAAGTCAGCATCACGCACCTCATTTTTTAGCTCTGCAATTTCACCGGCTGTAAATAAACGACGACCTGTATCATCAACGGCTTTTGACACTAACAGGTTTAATGCAAAGCCATTGGTATCTTCACCACCAGGCATCTTTTGCGCCCGTTCGCGTTCTGACATTGTAAGCGGTGCCGAGTAAAACTCAAACACCGTACCATCGCTTAACTTAACACTGCGTTTTGCCGGTGTTAGGTTTGCTGCTTTCTTAAGGCGTGATAATGCAGAAGTTGTTGCAGATGCCATTAGTTATCAAGCAGTGGTGGAGAAGTCAAATGTTAGTGCGCCAGTAGGACGGAAAGCAATTTCTACCATCTGGGCATCGTCTGGGTTGATGTTAAGCGTTGCACTAAGCAATACAGCATCCATAGATATGCTGCGGCTAAGTGCTTCGGTTGCACCTTTATCAGTGTATAACTTGAATGCACAGCCAACTTGCTGACGTTGCAGCACGTCTTCCACCATCCTATTCGACAGCGCACTATCCTCACTCGTTACAAACACAGATGCGGTACCATTGGCGTCAGCAAAACCTGGGATATAAGCGCGAAATGGCGCATATTGCCCAACAACTTGTCCAATGGTGGTTGTGTCGATTTCGGCGCGGCTCACCTCAAAATTCCAGCTTTGTACCTGACCTACAGCCGTGTAGTCGGCATAATAAACCTCAAATTCATTAGGTACGGCAATAATGCCGTCGTCGGTAATCGGCAAAATTGTGCCGCCAGCCGTTGTTGATACGCTCATCACGCCAGTACTAGCAACGTAACTCAACACAAAATAAGTAGTAGCTGCACTAATTGGTGTTGGTAATGTCCCGACCGCAAGCGACTGATCAAGCGGGTACTGAGTGTTTAAAACGCGAAATTTAACTGGGTCACCAGCTTTGAAATTTAAATAAGTTTGGACAGTAATTGTGTCATTAGCGACACTAACGCTAGCTTCCTTAAACATGCCATTGGTGCCAGCGGGCTTGTAGTAGAGAGCGCCGGACGTACCGGAAAGGACAGTAACGGCCATTGATTTAGCAGATGATTGGCTTGTTTAAGTATAGCGTTAATCCAAGTAAGCTTCAAAAGTTGCGGTTAGCTGTGTTTGAAAATATGGTTCAGGTGATGCAGGCGTTACAACTGCTGGCCCTGATACGGCATCAAATATAATGCTTGAGAATTTAGCGCGATCAAATAAATCCTTGATGCGTTCAGCAATGGTGTAGTTTGCTGCTGCGCCAACACCAACAGGCGCAAATACATTTACTACCAGCACACCGTTTTGACGGTTAAACCCTACACCGCCTGTAGGCAGCAGCGTTGCATAAGCATTGTCGCCAAACCGTATTGATGCTTGTAGCCACGGTGAATTACCTGGTGGCGTAAATGGTACGTTTTGATAGCTGACCGGATACACAGGCGCAATTGCCATTTCAGTAGCAATACGGCCTTCAATAGCAGCGCGGACGTTGTTGTAGGTGCTGCTCATGATTCTCGGCCTATATCGTCAGCAGCTCTTCGTACTCTGCTTTGAACGTCTTTAGCGATGCCTTGAATCCAGCCTGGCGCTGTCTGCTTGCTGCTGCCATTAGCAAGCGATTCCGCATATGGCAAATTGTTGTGCACGCTATAGACGTTGCCAATGCGTTCTTGCTGGTAGTTCATCTTGCGCAATGGGAACATCGGGGCTGCTGGTGGGCTTGTTTTGTCGCGACCAGGGTTGCTTGGTGATTGCTGCGGGCCAGCATCGTATGTGCCTGCTGAGTTTTCGCCCACCTGCCAGCTAGCGCGAAATCTGCCAGTATCAACTGGGCTTGCTTGTTTCAATAAACTATCAGTTTCTAATACTGATGCACGTAATAGTTTTTCCATTTGGTTATTTGCATAATCACCAATATCTTGAATGCGGATATTTCGTGCCATTATGCCCTCAGGATTAACTCATAGGTTATCGCTGTATTATCTTGCTCAGTTGTCGCAACGCTAATTATTTGATGCACTACTGATGCAATCAGCACTTTATCTGCTGGTGTTGGTGCATTTGCAACATCTGCTGCGGCAATCGTTAACCGCTTATCACCAGCTTGGATTAGGTCATTCACCTCACGCAAATTAACGTCCTCGAGTACACCACGCACTGCGGTATCAGCAGCAGTTTCGGCTGCGGTGCCAGTAGCTGGATCGTAGGCGCCCATCGTGATCCGGCGGATGGTCGCTACACCGCCAAACTTAGCCATCAGCTTCGATGCGACCTTACGTAGCGGGCTGGAAAGGCTCATATTTTATAGGCGATGCAAGCGCCATTTTGCAATTTAATGCTAGTGAATACACCACGGATTTCAGAACCTGCCGGGAATGTCTCACCGTTTAAAGTGTTGCCCGTCATGTTAGTGCTGACAATTGTATCAATATGAGTGTTTTCAAAAAAATCAATATGGTTAAATCTACCAGTATGCACAGCCGTGTCAGTAATAACCTCACCGCCGAGCGTGTAGTCAACATCGCCGCCCTGGTGCCCCTTGAAGCTCATATCTTGTACGCGATAACAGTGCCGCTAGTTAATGTGATGCTGGTGAATACACCACACATCTCGCAGGATGCCTTGATTGGAATTGCTGTCAGTGCATTACCGGTGTAATCCAGCGCCGTAACGCTTGCAATTACTGAATCCTCTAATGCCACAATCTCGCCAAACCTGCCAGTATGAGCGGCAGTATCATCGATAAACTCAGCGCCTGGATATTCGCTCATGATCGTTTGATTGCAAAGTTGCCTGGTCCGCTTATTCTAAGCCCTGTTAGGTAGCGTTCAACCAT